TGTGCAAATGCACCCTCAACACTAAAGCCTTTGAACACTCCAGTTTTTATAAAGTCATTCCACACCTCATCGTTATCAACTTTGAAAGTTCCAAACCAACTGCCCTCTGTTAATGTTGGATATCCTTCGGGAGTTCTTATGCCTCTCGTTTTATCTATAATCATACTCTCGACCATGTAAACACCTGTTACTTTACGTTCTGCATCGTGCATCATATTTACATTGTGAATAAATCCACTTTTAAAATAACGTTGTGCTATCTTTTCGATTTGCTCTTTGTCAAATATGACATAGTACTCACCACTGTCATCTCTACGATAAATCGGTAAATCGGCTGCCATTAAAGCACCGCTTATTAATCTTCTATCTTTATCTGCTACAAAGTTGTATTGTTTAGCTTCATTAAAAGCCATCCAATTCTTTTCAATTGCAGGTTTATCCACTAAAGCAACGTAGTCCACTCCTAACTCATCGCTATCATCTATTACTAATTTGTAAACTGGTAAATTCATAATTTTTATATTTTAGATTGTTCACTTAATTTATTTACTCTCTTTGTTACTTCTGCGCTTTCGCTTTCTACAACGTATGCTTTTATTACTGATGGCTGCCCTTGTTTGTTTACACTACCATCTGCATTTAAAGCAGTTTGATTGTTTGATACGCTACCTCCAACATTTGGGGCTTGTGTAAATGTTCCAGGTGCTGAAACGTTAACACTACCTGCATCTGCTGCACCTCCTTCAAATGAAGTTGCTAATATCTTAGCTACATTGGCTGCTGCTATTGTTGCGTTAACTGCTGCTAAAGCTATTGCGCCTGGTCCAAGTGTTCCCGTATTAGCTAAAGCACCCGATACCGACCTTATACCATCTTGAATAGCACGAGCAACAGCAAAAGCCTTTTCTACTTCAAATTGTTTCTTTTGTATCTTTAAAGTTTCAGCCTCGTTACCTTTAGCTGCTTTTAATTTATGAGCAAAGAACGCTTGTGATAAACCTTGTAAAGCTTCAATACTTTTTTCTTCCGCTTGTTTTCTTTTTTCTAAATCTACCTTTCTCGCTTCGTCTTCTTCTAATCTTATACGCTCATTATTATCTGCTATCTGTTGGTCTAACTCCATACGGATACGAGCAGCTTCTTCATCAGCTTTTTGTTGCTTATCTCTTTTGTCTTTCTCTTGTTGCTCTAAATAGTCAGCAGCTAACTGCTCTGCCTCTTGTTCTTCTTTTAATCTCTTTCTATTATATTCATCTTCTGCAATTTGGTCTTGTTTTCTTTTCTCTGCTGCTGCTTTAGCCTTATCCGCATTAGCCTTATCTGCATCAATCTTCTTTTGCTTTTGCTCATTCTCGAATTGACTTAACTCTGCTGCTGCTTTCTTTTCTTCTGCTACTCTTTCTTCTAATAGCTTTCTACTTTCAATACTATTGTTTTTGGTTAAGGCTTGACGTGCGCCCTCCTGCCCCATTAATTCAGAAACAGAAGCAGTTAACTCATCCAATAAACCCAACTCCTTTTCATCTTGTGCTACTTGCGCTGCTGCTGCCTCTCTGCCTTGTTTAGCTAATTTAATAGCCTGTTGTAGCCTTAACTCTCTTAATCTTAGTATTTCTTCCTCATTAGACTTTAAACCACTTAAAGCAGTTATTTCATTGTCTATTGCTTTTACTATTTCTTCACTTGCTTTCTTTTGGGCTTGGTAAGCATCTTCTAACTTTTCTGCTTCTGTTCTGTTATCTTCAAAAGCTTTGTTTAATGCATATAATCCAGTTATGAATAATCCAATACCTGCAACTATCAACATAATAGGATTGGCAGCCATTACAGCATTCCAAATACGAGTGGAAACAGTTACTATCTTTGTGTAAGTATCAACACCTATAAGTTGAGTTATTAATTGTTTAGCTACGTTTTGTGCAACCTTTAAACTATCACCCATTGCAGTAATACCTTTGATGCCATCGGCTAAAGCACTTGCAGCTTGTACTTTTAATAAAGCCTTTTGTACTTCTTCACTTTCAGCACCAAACAAAGCAGCAGCACCCTGAGCAGCTTGGAAACCCGAAGCAATACCACCAATAACATTACCAAATGCAGCTACCTTAGCATCTGTTCCTGCAAAGGCTTGTATCTCTGCTTTTAAATCTCCTATCTCATCTTTTACCGCACCTAACTTTTGTAGTGTTTCAATATATTTTTGTGTACCAGGTACTAAACCATCTAACTCGGTTTGCATTTCTGCAAATTCCTTTTTAAGAGTTTTCATAGACTTAACACCTTCGCCTACTTGTACATCTATTTCTATTGTATCTTTTATTGCCATTTAAATATTATTGTTATGGGTAAACCTTTATTTCGGGTAAACATAATTTTTGATAGCCTAACAAGTCATATAAATTAACTTGATTAGCACTTGCATTAAAACAATATAGGTTCAAATTATTATTATCGCCACGCTCTATATTGATATGCCCAAGTATTAAAGTTCTCGCTGCATTCATTATAACCATAGATGAAATATTAGAAGAACTACCTGATGAAATTATTTGACCTCCTATGTGTATTTTGCTCCAATCGGTGAAAGAACCTGTATTTAATATCTCATAAAGTCCTACTGCATACTCAGATATAGACCAAGTATTAGCAAAGTTGCTTTCATGTATAGTTAATGTAAGATTGTAAAGATTATCCTGCTCAACACTTAAAACCGCTTTGTATGGTGTAGTTGTACTAACCTGCACCCCGTTAACATAACTTGTATTGCTTTCAGTTACTACAACATCATTACTATTTATAAGGGTTACATTTTCTAAACCTCCTAACATAGTAACACCGCTACTACCTAAGATAGTTACATTCTTACTACCTTCACCAACGCTATTGTAACTACCACTTACTAATATACCGCTACCTTGTGTAGGCATATTGTTATACTCACCAAATGACTTAATACCATAGCTGTTGTTAGATAATGTTCTATTTACATTTGCTGGGGTTATACCTTCTGAATCGTAACCTCCTAACATTCTGCGTGGCTCGGTTGCCTCAAATGGTACTGCTGTCTTTAGCTTTATAAACTCACACTTTGTAGGCTCACCACTTGCAGGGTTATAGTCATAAATCTTATTTAACCTCCATTGCTCATTCTCAAAGTAAAAACTACACTGAAAGTTTAACTCATTAATATCTATCTCATCTAACTTAAAGTAACCGATAAATATCTTACTATTCTTATCTATTAACTCATTAAAGTAATCTGACCAATATGTATTGTAAAGGTTATTGTTAGTGTAGTAATCTGTTAAGTACATTACCTCCTTAGGAACTCCAAAAGATAAGTCAATAGTTGGTGATGTTGGATTATCAACATGACCTGCATAACCATACGTTGTAAGTACAGTAGTCCCCGAAGTAGCAATATGATTGTACGGATTATTAGTTGTCTTAACACCTCCATAATAAAGCAATCTTATGTTACTTGGTTTGGGTTTTATCGTACCTTGGTCATCAACATCGTATATCTTTGGAATTATTCTATCTAATCCTAATGTATCTACTAAAGGTGTTGCACTAAATATTAATTCGTTTTTAATCTCACCTTTTAAAAAATCATTTTCTACATCTAATATCTTTTCACCATAAACCTCTTGGTATTCGTCAAAGTATTGTTTGTTATAATAATCTTCATCACTTTTGTAAGTAAAAACAAATCTCTTTGTGTTTAACTCACCCATTGGAACTATCTTAATAGGTCTACTATTATCAAGCTTATCAGTCCAATCCTTTACATAGGCTGCTGTGTTAGGGTAAAAGTCTTTGCGTGGCTCAATCAATAACTTGTTAGGTATTAACTTATCCTGCTGAATAAATAAGTTGAAGCACTTAATAATAGACTTTAAGAATTCTGATTGCTTAAACTTTGCAGGTAGTACGCTATTTAGTTCAACTGTATCACCTTCTTGTATGTTTACATCTGTTAGCCTTGCAGTAAAGAGAGTACCTGTGTTTATATTTATTCTTTCGTAGTTACTTGCATTATTAAAACCCGTTGCGTATGTATTAGAGTTTGTTAATTGGATTCTACAATAGATAACATCACCTTCATAAGCCCATGATGTATAAGATAGTTCACCCGTTTGCTCTAATGTAGTTGTACCACTTGTAACAGTTGTACCTCCATTTAAGATACAAAAGTTAATATTGTCAGCAGTAGTTGAACGCAATACAATTTGGCGAGATGCCATAGGATGGTTTACATTTTCTTTGAATATCTGTATCCATCCTAAAGGTACAACTGTTGAACTTAATGTTGTACTCGCTGTGTTTGGGAAATGCGTTATACTTACTTTTGGCTTAAACGTAAAAGTATAAGTACCACTTTTAGCAACTGTGAATTTAGATGTAGTGTTATTGTAAACATTACCTGTGTCAAAGTTTATACCTGTACTTTCATCAGTAATAGGGATAGTATTAAATGAAGGTGCAGTATGATTGATAGTTGTTACTCCGCTACTTGTTGCTCTAAATGTTCTATTCTCTATTTGAGTATCGGTTAACTTCAAAGAACTACCTCCACTATAAGGGATAACTAAACGTTTGAATAAATCGGTATTAAAGAAAGCACTTGAGTATTGAAATCCTGCATCACCTATTATCTTATCAACTATTGTTTTTACATACACAGCAGGAAATAAATGTTTAACATTCCAATCTATCCCGTTGTTATATCCGTAGTCTATCATCGGGTAAGTATAGCCCTCACCTAAAGTAAATGGATATGCTGCCCCGTTTTTAGTAATTGAGTTATCCCAACTATTCTTTTGTACCTGTGCTGTGTATAAATGGTTATAGGCTGACAAATCAACCTCTGCTAACGTTTTATTTTCAATAGCTTGGAATATATTACCCAACTCACCTAAAAAGGCAACCTCGTAATTAATCTCATAGTTATCTAATAAGTTAACATTAAGCAGTTGAACTATGCCCGTAAATTGTACAACATCCTTATAAGTAATAATTGCAGATGCTTTTAAGTTAGGGTTAAACATCGGATTGAAGTTAGTAGTACCACTTGAGTTAACACTACTATTTACATTCCATATTTGACCAAACAATTTATTGTTTAATTGGCTGCCAGGTATTACAACTGTCTTACTAAACGTTGTATTGCGTTTCTCAGGCTCTCTAACATCTGCAATAGCATAAGTTAACGGAATACTAATATCATCCGTAATATCTATTTGCTCATTATTAATATAAACCTTTGTCATTATCTTCTTTGTCTTACTCGGTTATAATTATACTTAAAGCTTAATGATAAATTAAATAGCTGCTCACTTGCCTCATATTTAGTTTGGTAACTTGAATCAATAATGTTAACCGCTATTAAATCACTACCACTATAAACATAAACATCAGGCGAAGTAACTAACTGCTCTAACCATACACTTTGTGCCTCTGTTATCCAATCTGATTGTACATTGATAGTATCATTTAATACTGTTTCAAATTGTGTGGTACCTCTGTTTCTCGCATTACCTAAGTAACCTGATGTACTCCATTTGTAACTATCACTTTTGTAATTGTTTCTTTTTATATCGGTATTCTTTTTAGAAGCACCTAAGAAAGTAAAGTAATCATACTTACCATAATTATTCATGAACTTAAACCTAACAGGTGTTCCTTTAGTGCATTGGTCAACTAAATAGATATCTAAAGCCTCTGATGTATCACTACCTATATTGTTAGTCATACGAATAGTGTAGTAGTGAGTATTTGTGTATAAGAATGGTGCTGTACCACTTGCAAGGTTAGCAGTAACTAAACTACTTAACCATGCGTAACCTAAGTTAACATCTATTGACCTATCACCATTTGCACTAATTGTGTTGTATGGGTTTAGTATAGTTACGTTACCTTGTAAGCTGCCACTAACATCGTAGCTACTTATTTCTAAGTAATAACCTTTATTGTTTGCACTATTTAAAAATCCTATGTTTAACTTATCCGTTGTAGTTACTTCAATCTTTGGGTTATCAGTTAAGAAGTTACTAGATGAATTGTTTAACTTATACAAGTCATCGTTATAGCTTAAATAGTCAATTGGATTAAACACTCCATTGTATGCGTATGCTGTTTTGCTTGTTAGATTTGGGTAAGTAGTTACTCCACTACTTGCACCATACTGCTCACCAAATTGAACTACATAACTACAAATATGGTTACCACATTGCTTAAAGGTAGTTGTGTTATCTTCGGGGTTACTTGTTAAGTAGCTTTGTACTATTCCACTAATATCTACTACACCACTTGAGTAGGTAGGATGTGCAACCACCTCAATACGATTGTAATCTGATGAGCCATTTACATAAACATCTGCAATGTATCTAAAGTTAGATTGGTTTGTGTTGCTCGATGATAATGTGTACAACATCACATTGTTAGCAGGGTAAAACTCCCCATCTGTTAAACCTGTTATTGTTAGTGCCATTACTTAACTAATTGTTGTTCTAATACTTTTAATATGTTATTCTTAAAGCCTGGTAACTCAGAAGATAGAAACTTACTACCCTTGTAACCAAATCTTTTAATAGTTCCTTTTTTCAATATAGCCCTTGTTATTAAATAGGCTAATGTTTCTCGTTTCTTCATTTTACTAAGCTGTTGTACTGATGGCTTGTTAGCTATCCACTTCATAATCTGTGGAAGCATCTTAGCTATATTCTCTTTGCTTAGTCCCTTTGGTTTAGTTCCTTCGTCTACATCTTTCCAATAGTCATTTAACTCTATGCGTATTTTAACTACTCCTGCACTCGTTATTGTAGGCAATGGGTGTATAGATGCACTTAGTTGTCCTGATGCGTTTAAATCGTTATTCTCTAAGTTCATTTTAACATCACCTATAAACTGCTGTATAACTACATCAATCTCATTATAAGTTAAATGCTCAAAGTCATTTATCCTTTTATCGAATGATTTTAATAGTTCGTCTAACTGTCCCATTTGTTTCTATCCTTTACAAAACTTAAATAATTAAGAAATGCTATTATATTCATGTTTAAAAAGTAATCCCATTTCTCTCTATCTTTATTCGATAACTTATCTAATGTTACATACCAACCCCAATGCTGGAAATGTTTATCCTGTTCTGTTAACTCAACTCTATCTCCTTCGCTATCTTCGTCAATATCTTTTGCTTTTGGTTTTCCAAATAACCCTGCATAACGGGTAACAAATTGGTTAAGACCTTGCAAAAAAAAACACAAACGGGATAAATAACACCTACGTTTATTGTCTTAATTAGTTCTAATCTCTCTTTGTAATCCATCTCAACAGGCACATACTTAAACCATTTACGTTTGTAAGGCTTAACAAAGATTGAAGTAATCTCTGCCATGTTCATTATTACATCATCTTCGGTTGTGCTTAGTTTAGTTAGGCTAATAAAGTCTGCTGTGTTTATCTTAGTTATATCGTAGTTAACATTCCACTTGTAACCTTTATGGTGAAACCACTCAACAGGCTCAGGGAAACTCATGTTAAATATAAACCTAACCTTTTTGATTAAATCCCTTAGCTGCCCTAACTCTATCTTTTCAATAGTGGCAACATCTAAACCAGTTATAATAGAAATAAGCCTTATCTCTTTATCAATAGGCTCAATATCTTTATCCTTTATAATATCGTAAATAAGTGGGAATTGGTCTATTGTTATAGAAGTCCAACTCTTTGGAATAGATACTCTCATATCTTATAAAGTACCAACTTTTTGATAAGTTGCTTATCTTAATGTGTATCTTGTACCTTTATGTTTGAGATAACATTCGTAGCTTATGCAGGTAGCCATTACACCATCATCATGAAAGCCATTAGGGGCTGTGTACCTTACCTGCCTACTCTTTGGATTATATTCATAGCTAAACATCTCTAATTCTTGGTCTAACCATTCCGATTGATGGAATGTAACCTCTTTATTTTGATTGGCTACAATTAACTGCTCAACTATCTCTTTCTTACTTTGGGATGTGGTTGTAAATGGTTCAACAGCGCAGTAACCTCTTAACTCTTTCTCTAATAGTTCAAAGATAACATCTCCAATACTATTAACCTCAACTAAGGTAGTTGTTATATCGAACCTTCTAATGTTCTCGCTAATAGCTTTAACTATTGTACTCCATTCGCTGTGCCTCCAACGTTCTATGTAAACCTGCTCACCAATATCGTTAAAGATAGATAGCACACTATAATCATCTGCCCTACCTAAGTCA